CAGGTTGTGTGCGGCCAGCGCAGACTCCATCCGCTTGAGGTACTTGTAGTCCGGTGCCCCGTGCCGGATGTAGTGCATCTGCTGCACCACCTTCGCCACGATCAGCACCATGCCCCACGCCCACGCTGCACCCATCGCGAGCAGGATCATCACCACGATGACCACCGCTACCACGTCACCCGCGATGTCACTCGCGGTACTCATTGCTCTCATCGGGTTCCTCCGTGATCGAGGCGGACCGCAAGTTCACGATCCGCAAGACGGCCCTTCCGTGTATGCCGACCCGGCCCACCGCATGGAGCAGGTAGCCGTCGCCATACGTCATCCGCCACCCACTCAGCGGGTAGCCGGACTCGTTGATCTGCTGTTCTCGACCGGTGGTGCAGCGCCCGCAACGCTGCACCACCGTGTAGACGCCTGGGCGATGAGTCACAGTTCGCGGACGCCAGTTATGCCCGTAGGTACGGCAGGCAACTTGGTTGTCCGACCATTGCTCGGCGGCGCGTTCCACATCTGCGGGGGAAGCCCAGTTCGTCATGCTCTATATCACTCCTCCATGAGTTGGGAGATCCGATCCAGGTTGGCGCGGATCGCGTTGATGCTGTCGCGGATGACCACCGGCTTAGCAGCCTGCCGGGTTACCCGCTCACGCAGTTCGTCACGCTCGCGGATCAGAGTCCGGACGTGAGTCTGCGAATCCTGGTACTCGTTGAACACCTGCTGGTACTGCACGGCCCAACCGGTGGCGCCCGAGTTCTCCAACGCCGACGGCGCACCCGTCAAACGATGCAAGGTGGCCGAGTCCGCCCACGACGCACGACGCGACGAGCCGTTCCAGTTGTAGACCGTCTCGTTGCGCCATGAGATGTAGTGGACGTGCGTGTCGGTGACCCGGGTCAGGTAGTAGGTCCGGGTCGACCCGCCCCACCACTCGCCCACCGCAGGCGGCGCGTCGTCCAGGTTGACGACCTGCCCTTGCACGATCCGGCCCTCGAAGTACAACAGACGCAGGTCGGTGTCGTCTCGGGCCAAGCCCTTCTCGGTCCGAACCCAATCGACCCCGTCGACCCGGACCATCCGGCCAATGGGGACCGCCTCCAAGGCAGCCATATCGGTGATAGCAGTCACGGTTCTTCGCTTCCCGAAGGTCAGTGACTGACCTTCCGTTGTGGATGGATGATGGAACTACTGAGGCGGCTGAGGCATCGGGCCTTCACCGCGTTGCGCGGCAGCGAACTGCTCCATCAACAGATGGAAGTTGCTGTGGATCATGGCCCGCTCCGTGGTCGGGACCGGCTCACCCATCTCCACCTGGGCCAAGACCTCGGCCACGATCTGCGGGAACAGACCGAACTGCATCCCAGCCTGGCGGAGCGTGTCCGCCATAGCCTGCTCCCGGTCGACCAGAGCCTGGACCAACTCCCTGGCCTTGTCGTCGGTCAGGTCGTAACGGTTGACGATGTCGGCGATGCTGACGCTGCTCATTCCCACTCCTCAAATCGGATGATGCGGATGTTGGCGCCCGTGAACACGGACGGCGGATGCGGTCCCGTCACCGGGACACCGGTCTGACCCTCGCGCCGTGAGGTGCAACGGTGGTTCCGGCAGATGATGTACTGCGTAAGCGAGTAGTCGAACACCGTGCCGGGCGGCAGGATCTCCAACACCGTCGGGATGTAGACGCGGTCGATCGTCCACCTGTCGATGCCCTCCATCGGCGTCGAGAGCACTGTCATCGTCGAGGCGTAGTTGTCCAACGATGGCGCGTTCTCGGCCCGGTGACCCTCGATCCGCTTCGTGCGAGCGAGGTTGGTCGACTCATCGGTCCGCTCGTAGATCGCCCAATGGTTCGCGTACTCGGTGTTCCGGTAGTAGAGCAGGCTGCCGACCGGCATCCGGGCAGCCTCCCGCGCACTCACCGAGGCACCGATGTCGAACCCACCGCCCTGCGCTTCACGCACCGACCGCGACGTGACCCCGACCCGAGCGATCACATGCTCGTAGGTGCCACACCAGGACTGCTCGTTCTTGATCTGCTGACCGACACGCCACGCCCGAGCCTTGAACTGCAGGATCTGCGCAACCGACGTCTCGTCGCCCTGCTCGGTGAACCAGGTCGGAGTCTCCGCCACCGTCGGGTGCTCCATGATGATCCCGTCCCGACCCAACCCGGACCGACCCAACAGGGTGACCCACCGGTTCCGGTCCTTCTTCACGAACAGCGAGAAGTTCTGGTGCGCCGGGTTCCGTCCGTTGAGCGAGTCGTTCGCGATGATCGTCCCGACCGGAAGGCCGAGCCGCTCGTCGCCGACCTTGAACTTCACCCCCGGACCCATCGTCCACATCTCTGGGTCGAGGCCCATCAACCGCAGCCCCTTCAAGGTGGCGTCCATTGACACCCCATTCTCGACGGCGCCACCGACAGCGTTCTCGTAGAACTTGAACTGGTACTGCAACAGCGTCTCCTGCGGGGGAGGAGGCGGAGGCACACCTGGTCGAGACAGCACCCGGTTGTAGCCCTCCATCGAGAACGACGAAGGGGAGTGTCGCCCACCACCGCCGTCCGTGCTGTGCCACAGTCCGTCGTCCCGCTTCTCCCAGGTCGGACCGTTATCCCTTCCGGTTTCGCAGATGATGCTGCCGGTCGGCAGTTCCTCCATCTGCGCGTGGGTGTAGATCGAATCACCCTGGGCCAGGGCGGTGTCACTCATGGTTGCTCCTGTTCCGAAGGTCAGTCACTGACCTTCGCGGCGCTTCTTCCTCTTGCGCAGTTCAGCGTCCGCCATGAACAGCGTCCGCTGGCAGGCCCGGCAGTCCACCGTTGCCGGGTCATGGGTGTAGATGCGGGGGTCACGCAGGCCGCAGGCGGTCAGCCGGTTGTGTCCGCTGCCCGCCTTGACCAGGTGCCGTTTACCCATCGGGCCAACTCGACACCCGTTGTCGGATGTCGGTCATCACCTGGCGTTGCCAGTCCCGAGTGTTGGCGTAGTCCAGATCAGAGACCGCCTGAATGAAGTCCCTGACCTGATCGTCAGACAAGATCAGACCAGAGTCTTCAACGTCAGTCACTGACGTTTCCTGGGGAGGGTGTCCGGACTGGACCACCTTCCCGGTACCGATGCTCACTACGTCGCCCACGACAGGGCCTCCTCTACTTGATCGCAGATGCCGTCGACCAGCATCCATACGTCAGCCGACAGGGATGTCAGCCGGTCCTGCAGTTCGGTCACTCACTTCCTCCTCGCATAGCGGTTCAGTAGGCGGTTCCGGGTGGTGCGCTGCTCGATCGTCATCGCCCGATAGTCGAGCGACTCAAGGAACTGCATGGTCGCCTGCAACAGGGCGGCGGCATCTGACTGGCCGACGGGATCGAGCGCCCTGTCGTCGGCGAACTCAGGTAAGACGTAGACCTTGCACCGGTCCCGAGTCTCGGCCAGCCGCATGATCCGGTCGGCGTGGTGCAGGTTGGACAGCGATCCGGAGGTGCTGCCGTGGTGCCAGCCGGTGAGGCCGGACAGTTCCCGCCAGGTCAGGCCATGCACCCCGGCGTTGTGCAGTTCGGTGACGGTCCGTCGCTGTATCTCTCCGGTCAGGCCAGACAAGTCTGCCCCCCGCGCCCGAGCGCGGGAGGCATCTGACCGAGAGAGTGGAACGACGTTGCTGTCGCTCACGCCACCTTCTCGACGACCTCGCCCTTGACCTTTGTCAGGGTTCCGTCGGAGAGGTACTCGATGAAGTTCGCCTTCGCCTTGCCCTTCGGCATGGCGGTGACGGAGTACCGGGTGGCGGTGGTGACGTCGATCCCCTCGACGAGCATCAGGTCGAAGACATCCTTGACCTTCTGTTCGTCGTCAGTGAACTCGACGGTCTTGTCGTCAATGCGCTTCATGATTCTTCCCCTTGTTCTCCGAACGTCAGTGACTGACGTTCTGTAAAAAGCCCGAGGAATCCCCTCGGACTAGGTCCAGTCTATCACATATGGGACCACTAGGTCCACGCACGCGAGACTGGTGCAGAGCGACCGTCGCTCTCCACCACCGCCCGTCCCGGAGAGAGAGCCAACGGGACGGGCGGGGCGGGCTACGACGGTGTCGTAGCGGGTGAGACCCAACATGACATCCACCCCTGGTTGCCATGCTTCTGTGCGGGCCTCACGTACGGGTGGCGCACTCATCCCCCGATGGAGTGTGCCGCTCCCGAGACTAGGTGCCGGGGACCACCGGCGTGATCGTCATGTAGGTGTTGGCCCCACTGTTCGGCCACTGGCTCTCCTCGCGGATGTGGCCCTCACTCGCGAGGTGGTTCAGCGCACGCCACCGCGTAGACACCGAGAACCCGTCGAGGGTCAGCATCGACTCGACGTCCTCGCGTGTCATGACGGTGTTCGGATTTTCCTTGAACACCAGCAGCATCAGGGCTGCGACCTGATCCAACTTTGGTACGGGGCTGAGTACCTTGGCCCGGGTCTTCATCATGGTTGCTCCATTCTCTCTTGAAGGTCAGTGACTGACCTTGTGGTAGGTGCCGGGGACCCGGACTGCCGTGTCGTCAACGGGTCCCCGGCTGCCGCGCCCTATGTCCGCCCGGACCTGGGCGCGGCGGTCCTACTTGTCGACTCCCCCGTGGGAGGAGCAGGCGCCCTGCTTGCCGCCCGATCCGGAGAGTGCTCCGTCGTTGCAGGTGACGACGCTGTCGAGGACCTGCGGTGCAGGCGCCTCGGCGGCTGGGGCTGGGCCGCAGCCGCAGGAGGTGTTCTGGTTACACATGGCATTACCTTTCCGGCTCACACTCCGGTGAACCTGGGTTGAGTTGGACCGTGTGGTCCGGCAACCCCACCCCTCAAGCAGGGAGGGGTGGGGTCACCGCACGCACGGTGCGTGAACGAGAACGTCAGTGACTGACGTTCATCAGCAGGGCCAGATGTTCCACTCGGTCTCGGCCCGCTCCTCCTCCTCATACGAGGTGTCGACTGACGGGATCAGCCCCAGGTAGATGAGGCATTGCTCCATGTCCATCGCCGCCGTCGAGTGACCGGCGGTGGACTCGACCTGGTACCGGCCCGCGTCGAGGTCGGGCAGGTCATCGCCGACCTTGAACGTGGCGACCGGTGATCCCGAGCGTTCGAGAGTGTCCGTCATGGTTGCTCCATTCCTATGCTGACCCAGCCCAGGGTCCTGGGTTGGGGAACCGTGAGGTCCGGCAACCCCACCCCCCACCGTCTCGAATGGAAGGGGGATGGGGTCACCGCACGCACGGGTTCGGGTGGCACGGTGCCCTCCGATAAGGGCAGCCCCGTCGGGCGAGTCCGTGTCCCCGTGCGGGACGTTCTAGAAGAGGATGATCCCGACCACCCACAACACGGTCACCACGATGGTGAACGCGATCGCGTGGCCCCAGTCCAGCCTCACAGGCGCCACAGGGCGAACGCCCAGATCCCACCGATCAGGGCGACGCCGACCAGCGGCAGCCAGACCATCTTCATCAGCGACTTCCTCTTCTCATGGCAGGGCACGACACCGGACCGGCAGAGCGGAGTGTGAACGTCAGTCACTGACCTTCCTCCGATCCTCGGTTATCTCGCACGCGGCGACCGGACCCGGCACCCATCGGCGCCCGCCGATCTCGGTGCTGTGCCAGTGACCCGTCTGCCCGATCCACCGGGTCGTGCCCCGCTCATGCGGAGCCAACCCGGCGTGTCCCACCGGCACCCTCTCGGGCACCGGCAGGACAGAGACCAGGGCAAGCAGATCCTCGGGCGTGTTGAACTTCATTCCATCCCCTCGTCGTAGTCGTGCACCTTCTCGGTGGCACGGCGCTGGTGGTACGCCTCCATCACCTGGCAGGTGATGACGGTCAGGCCGATGTCGAACAGGGCGTGCCAGATCATGCGGTGGCCCCCTTCCGGCCACCGCACAGGAAGAACATCCGGTGCTGACGGGACCACCACTTGTGCTCGGAGTGGAGCGTCTTCTTCGGACACATCTTCCGGACGGTCCCCATCTTCGTCATCGCAGGTCACCGCCGGACGCACCGTAGGCGAGGGTAATGACCGCCCACTCGGTCGGTGACATGCTGGCCGTCGCCTCGTGGACGTGTTCCGGCGCATGGCCCGAACAGATCGGCTGCAGTTCCAGGATGTCGGCGTTGTTCAGGTCGACCGACGCCACCACCAGACCGATCGCAGCAGGCTGATCGCACTCGCCACCCGGGGCGAAGCACTCACCGCCAGGCTTCGTCACGACCCGGCACTTGAACGGCCCCATCAGGACCTCACCCCCGGCAGGTCGTACTGCACCCGAGGGCACCGCGAACAGCACCGGCAGATGGACCCGTCGATGAAGTAGCACCAGTCGTGCAGACCCGCCCGGCAGAACACCTGCCGCTTGATCTGCTCCACCAGCGGGACCCGATCCGGAACGTCAGTCACTGACGTCTCGACCAGATCCGTCCAGTCCAGGACCGTCATCTCCCGCGTGGTCGGGTCCCAGGTCGGCCCATCCCAAGGGATCGCGGCGGTGCACCCGTCGTCGCCGTCGCAGACGCTGAGTCGGTGCTCGTCCCACGGCACCCACTGGTGCCCATGCTGGGCGATCACGGCGCCTCCTCCAGAATCTCGTCGGCGTAGACGTGCGTCTGGCTGCCGTCATCGAACTCGACCAGGTACATGGGGCCGACCTCCTCGTCGGCCTCGTCCGGTCGCAGCGGACGGATCACCTTGATCGGCTCACCATCGCGGTGTTCCAGCGAAGCGAACCCGCCGTCCCACCTGTAGCGGGTCACCGCTGACTCCTCGTCTTGCGTCGTCCGTCCGGGGTGACGTGACGATCCACGACCTCCCGGATCGAGGCGTCGTTGGCACCCAGGGCGTAGACCGCAGCCCGGACGTCGGCGTACCCGTAGACGTTGGTGTTCCGCATCAGCAGATACGTCTCACCGTCCGGGTCGAGACCGACCACGACCAGCGCGTGACCGAGCGTCTTCCACGCGGTCACGATGGACTTGCTCCGCAGCCCGAACAGGGCGGCGAACTCCTCCTGCGTGTACATCGGGTCCGGTGACCACTTGCTCCGGATCAGACCCCGGATCAGGGCAGCGTGGGTGGCGTACGCCGCACGGTCGGTGAGGTTCGCACCGCGCAGGTACTCCACGCCCTGGACCTCGATGTAGTCCCGCAGTTGCGGGATCGTGAGCGCGTTGATGTCCTCGTTGGAGAGGCGGTAGTCCTCACTCATGCGTTCACCAGCCTGACGCACTCGGCGTCGACGATCACCAGGATCTGACCCGGGCGGCGTGCCTGCCTGGCTGCGGTCATGACCCGAGGGTCGACCTTGACCAGGGTGAGGTCAGTGACTGACCTTTCCCGCTTCTCGCCCTTGTCGGAACGGGCCTTCCGCTTCCGGGTCCCGTCGACCGCCTTCTTCACGGTGACCGTCGCGGTCTTGTGGATCGGGACCAGGGCACCATCGGCGGCGACCAGTGCGATCGGCTCCGGATTGGGCAGAGGTCGCCCCTTCCCGGCAGGGTGACGGGCCATTGAGGCGGCCCTCTCTTGCGTGTCGTTCATGGTTGAACTCTCTCTCCGGAAGGTCAGTGACTGACGTTCCTATGGGGTGGGCTACGAACTGTTCGTAGTCCGACAACCCATCCACTCCACCCCCCTGGTAGGAGTGGATGAGTTGTCGCACAACGACAGCAGCCCCGGCCCCCCACGACGTGTCGCGCAGGAGGGGGCCGGGGCCATGAGTCCGGGTTGAACGAACAGAAGGTCAGCCACCGACGCCATGAGAGAAACGTCAGTGACTGACCTTGCTGAACCGAAGGTGGAGCCGGACCCACCTCTCACCTTCTAGACATAAGTCTATCAGGTTTGACGCCTTAGGTCAACTGGGTCCACTAGGTCCCGCTACGCAGTAACGTGGACGATGTGACCCGGACCCAGCGACTGGACCAGGTGCCGGGTCATCGTGTCCGGATCGGCCCCGGCGTAGGCGTCGCATATCTTCTGCCATGCCTCGCGGTCGATCCGCTCATGCTCCGCGTCGGCCTCCTCCCGGATCGTGCGGGAGTAGTAGTGGTGCCGGTAGTCCAGCGCCATGATCGACTTCCACCTGTTGCAGGTCCAGCACAGGATCTGCAGGTTGTCGACGTCGGTCTCCCCGCCCCACATCACCGGGATGATGTGGTCGAAGGTGGTCTCGTCCGGCTGGTGCTGGTTGCCGGGGTAGCGGTGCGTCATCACACCGCAGCGCAGACAGTTCCACCCGTCCCGAGCCAGGACCGCCAACTTCATCCAGGTCGGAGCAACGTCAGTCACTGACGTTCACCGTGCCTCTCGACCAGCCGCGCCTTGATGATCCGCACCGCGCCCTCCGGGGATACCCCGTCCGAGCGGAGCGCCCGCATCTCGTCCTCGTCGCGGTGGTTCATCGACTGTCCGTCCCGACCCATGAGTTGGACGAAGGCGATGTGCCAGCGGCGACGCTCTGCGGCGGTCACTTCCCACACCCGTCGTCCAGGGTGGGCGTGCCGCCGTGGCTGTGCTCATCCTCGACGGCGGCCTCGATCTCGGCGCGGCGCTCCGGGCTGACCGTGAACCAGTTCTCCTCCTCGGTCACCACCGTGGTCGGGATCTGACGGGTCTGCCGGGCGATCCGCAGGTAGCCCTCGGGACTGATCTTGCCGTCGCGCAGCCACTGGTTGGCGACGATCTGCGCGTCGTCGGGGCTGTTCTTGAACATCTCGACCACGATGGACTCCTCGTACTCACCGCAGGTGCAGGTCTGCAGCCCGTCGTTGAGGTAGGCGTCGGCCTCCGGCAGGAACTCGTTGGCCTGAGCCGCGAGTCGGAATGCGAGGTCGTCGACCTGCTTGTTGTCGCGCAGGTTCTGGACGGCGGAGATGATCGCCTCCGCCAGACACTTCTTGCTGTGCATGTTGAGCCTCTCTCTCGAAGGTCAGTGACTGACCTTCCGTTGCCCCGCCCGTGGGTGACGGGCGGGGAGGGGATGTTCCCCGCACCGAGAACGTCAGTGACTGACCTTTCTCGGAACGCAGAACACCCCCACCTCCCGCCGATTGGTCGGGAGGTAGGGGTGTGGCTCGATAGCGGACTAGGCGAACGTCAGTGACTGACCTCAGCCAGGGCAGCGGGCGATCAGGCCCGATGCCACGGTGGTGCCGTGCTTGACGATGCAGTCGTGCCGACCCATCGCACGAGACTGCCGTGCGTTGGACCAGGACCAGCCGTCGGTGACCGGTGACTGCGCCCACACGTAGTGGACGTGGTCGTGCCAGTCGACCCAGTACGAGGCGCCGCGTCCGTTGCCGTCGCGCTGCCCGTCGTGGAAGTTCCACGAACAGGCGGGGCGTTGGTCGGAGCCGTCTTCCTCACGACAGTGCGGAAGACCGGACCCCTTGACGACGTGCCGTGGGTTGACGGCCAGCCGCTTGCGGATGGTCCAGCCGTGGTCACGGCACTCGTTGGCGCCCGCTGAGTGCGGGGCCAGGGTGCCTTCCTCGCAGCCGCCGTACGGCTGATGCCACGATGCGTTGGCCGGAGCCGTGAGGCTGATCGTGGCGACCGCCGCAGCGACCGCGAGGGCAGGGTGCAGTTTCATGGTGCTCTCTCTCTGTTGGGGTGGGTGACGCAGGAAGGTCAGTGACTGACCCTCCTGCGCGCACCCGCCTCAGAACGAGGCGGCTGCCGCAGCCTTGACGACCTTCGATCGTTGGCACTTCCCACACGTCACCTTGAACGGGTCCGTGGTGAGGAGCGGTGCCTTGTAGTACGAGTAGCACCACGCTTCGACGATTCCGTACCGGGAGTGGCGGTCACCGTAGATGGTGACCGTCTCCCAGTGAACGAGGTCAGTCACTGACCTGGCCGTTCAGTCGCTCCACCTCGGCGGTGATGCATGAGGTGTGGCCCGTCATCACGTACTGCTCGACGCCGTCGGCGTCGCGGATGAACATGGCTTCGTGGTCCCCGTCGTGGACCGGGTCCCCGCACAGCGGGCACTCGATCGCACGAGACAGGAAGGTATCGGGCATGAGCGTCTCTCTCTCTTGTTGGGGTGGATCGCTCCGGAACGTCAGTCACTGACGTTCCGGAGCGACCCCCGGTCCCCCCGCTGATCAGGCGGGCGGAACCGGGAATCCTCGGGGTGACTTTCCATCCCCCTCGCCCTCCCGCTTCGCGGCTGCACAACGTCAGTGACTGACGTCTAACAGTGATCCGATCCAGTCGGGCAGGGTCCCCTGACCTTCAACCCCAGCGCGATCTGCGCCGGGCAGGGCGTGCACGTCAGGATCTCGTCCCGGATACGTGCGTACCGGGAGCGGCCTCCCCACCCGAAGGGATGCAGGGGAGGATTGAGCGTGAACGATCCACGCTGGCAACGTCAGTCACTGACGTTGCCAGGGCGGACCGCCCCCCGCCGTAGCGGGGGACAGTCACAGGTTGGTCGGGGTCGGCCCGACCGCGTCGTGGTCGGGCGTACCGTTGTGCAGGTTGTTCTCCAGGGTGCGAGGCTCGTCGTGCAGCCAGTAGCCCCGTTCGATCGGCGCCGTCAGGGCACCGGTCGGGATCGGGGCGCCGACCCGCATCCAATGGATGCCGATACCGCACACCCGGCAGTCGTCATTCACCGTCGTTGCCGATCTGCATCAGTACGGTGATCAGGTCGTCGGGGGTGATCAGCCCGTTCTGGTAGTGGCCGATCACCTTGTTGATCGGCGGCACGATCCGATCCAACCGACGGGCGTACGCCTGTCGGCAGGGGATGCACGTTGCCAGTCCGATCGGACCGATCACCTGCACGTTGGTCGCGCCGCAGTTCTCGCAGGTTCCCATGATGGGAACTCCTCTCTCTCGTTGGGGTGGTTCCGCAACAAGGTCAGTCACTGACCTTGCAGGGGAACCACCCCCCGCCCCCGATACCGTGGGGCGGGGAGTGGCGTGACGTCAGGACGCCTTGCGGAGGAGCGCCGCGAGGCGGTCGTTCTGCGTCTTGACCATCACGTCCAGCGCGCCGTTGGTCTCGGTCCACTGGTCGTGGTCCATCGTGTCGGCCAACTTCGCCAGGGACGCGATCAGCAGGAGTGCCGCCTTCTCGGCCGTCATCTCCTTCTCCACTTCGGCGATGAACTCGCCGATCTTGCCGTCCAGCACTTCGGCGGCCTTCTTCGCCGCCTCCTTCGTGCCGTCGTCGGTCTGGGCACCCCGAGCCTTCGGGATACGCTTGCCGAACTTGTCGACCTTGCCGTCCATGAACGCTTCCAGGTCGGCGACCACCGTCTCAGCGGTAGCCTTCGCCACGACGGCCTTGCCGTCGGTGGTCTGGTAGATGTTGCTGTTCCGGAACCGCATCCACACGTCGGAGTCCGGGTCGACCTTGAGGTCGACCAGCACCCGGCCAGCCGTCCGCCACGCACCGGTGATGGTGCGGGTCTTGTCGAACGACTCCGCCCAGTCCGCGTCGATCAGGTACTGGGCGTTCCCCTTGTTGTCCTTGCCGAGGATGCCCAACTTGAACTCCGCGAGCCAGGTCGCGTAGGCCGCCCGGTTCGTGTTGTTCCGGTCGGTCTTCACCGACGCCTTGACGGCGTTCCGGGTCGACCGCACGTACGCCGACATGTCGTCGGTGGACATGGTGGAGATCTGCTCCACCGTCAGGTTGTGGTTAGTAGCCACTGTGATCACTTGCCATTCTGGGGACGCATCCCCGGTCCGCCCCACCGCTTCGGGATGGGGTCGCGGTACGGGGCGGAAACGTCAGTGACTGACCTTCCGCCCCGACCGCCATACGACCGGATGAATCCGGAATGACGGGTGAGAGTGGCACACCTGCTATCTGCCTAGTCCGCTATTGAGTTAGATCGTCGGGGCCAAACCCTGGCATTACGAGGCGGAATCCACCGCCCTGCCAACGGATCACGGGTAAGCGTTCACGACAACGCGCCAATCGGACGCGCCACGGTGAGACCTCTGACCGGTCACCGGACTACCCACGCTGCGCCGCCCATCAGGGGTGCGTCAGTCACTCACGCGCGGGGTGCTACCTGCTCCTCTCCTCGCCGCCCGCCCCCGGCGGGGGCGCTAGCGGGTCCAACAAGAGCAACTATACCCGGTCCTAGCCTCTAGGTCCAACGGGGCCAACAAGGTCAGTGACTGACCTTCTCCGTACCGATATCGCCGATCGGCAACGGAATCCGTTGTCTGAGGGGCGCCAAACAACCGGATCCGCACCCCCCCGGTCTGTGTGGTCCCCGTCACACGCCTGAGGGGCAACGGTAGGCAGTCGGTTGGGTGTGTTCCATTTTCAACCAGCCCTGTACGTACATCCTGGGGGGTGTTATGGCTGGTCAGAGGGGGTACTGTACGTACATGTACCAGAATCGTAGGCTGGAACTCCGTCTTTCTGATCGTGACCTGCATGAACTGGACCGGATCAGGGGCAACACGCCTCGTGGGAGGTTCATCAGGTGGCTGATTCACCATCACGCCCCAGTCAGGCCGGTGGAGAGGATCGAACCCCTGCCGGGGGACTCAGAGAGGCGGTAGTGTGTGCCTCATGACACACCAGCGCCTCCATCTGTATGTGCCGGACGACACACTCGCCCTGTTGGATGCTCAACGAGGCCCCACCCCCCGCTCCGCCTACATCCGGTGGCTCATCGAGGGTGGACATCCTCACCCCGACCCGGTGGTGCCGCCAACCGAACCCGAACCCCCGATCCCCACACCCATCCAGCCCCCAGCACCCCCACCCCAGCCGGTCGAGACCCAACACCGGCACTACTTCGACTCCGTGCTCTCCTCTGCCGTCTGCGCTGGATGCGGCAAGACCAGAGATGAGGTCGGACAGTCGTTCGGGGCACGCCGGTGAACCTCGATCACCTCACTCGGGCGCAGTTGGAGGCCGTCATCCGGCGCCTCGCGTACTTCATGGCCCTAGAGATGGCTGGGTCCGATGCCGAAGAGGAGTGGCTCACCGAGAAGTACATCGAAGACGCGGTGAGGGCCGTGGCGCAAAAGGTCAGTGACTGACCTTTTCGAGGGGGACGTGAGAGCATCCTCCTCATGGCAGCCTGCTGCTCCAAGGCCAGAGCACGAGCGAAACGACAGGCCACCATCAAGGCCAACCGAATGGCGGCGAAGGGGATCACCCCCAAGAAGGCACACGGCAAGAAGGCCACCGCCAAACAGGCCACCGCCAAGAAAGCCAAACCCTGCAAGATCTGCGGAAACCGAAAGTAGGAGCCACATGATCCGAACCATCGCGGTCCTCGCCACCGGCGCAGCCGCCCTCACGTTGAGTCTGGTCCCCACCACGTCGGCCCAGGCCCGCGACCACGACTGCGACAGAGGCAGGCACCACCACGAATGCCCCGTCCCACCCCCGCCCACACCCGCAGGCAGGCTCATCATCGGCTCCCGGGGAGCCGATGTCCTCAACGGCGGTGCAGGCAACGACCTGATCCTCGGCAGGGGCGGCAACGACCGGCTCAACGGCCACGCCGGAAACGACCGGCTCCGAGGCGGCTCCGGCAACGACGTGCTACGCGGTGGCCCAGGAGCAGACGTCCTGTCCGGTGGACCAGGACACGACCTGTGCATCGGGGGCAGCAACGACCAGTTCAAGGGCTGCGAAACAGTGATCGTGTTCTGATGGGCTTCTGGTGGCTCGTCATCCTGCTCGTCGTCATCGCGGTCATCGCCTACTTCCTGATGCAGCGCAGAGGACCCCGAGTGTGAGGGCGCCGGTGAGGAGCAGGGTGTGATGATCTCCGGCCTGGTGCGCTACCACGACGACCTCGCGGGGCTGCTGACCCCCATAGACGACGTCCAACAGCACCCCGAGAACTACAACAACGGCGACCTCGACGCGATCGTGGAGTCCATCGAAGTCAACGGCATGTACCGGCCCCTCTACGTCCAGAAGGACACCGGCTACATCGTCGCCGGGAACCACACCTGGCTGGCCTGCAAAATGTTGGAGGCCACCGAGGTCCCCGTCGTCTACGTCGACCTCAACAACCACCAGGCCCGGAAGATCCTGGTCGCCGACAACCAGATCGCGGCGTTGGCCCGACCCGACGACGCCCAACTGCTCGACCTCCTGGACCGGATCGCGGTCGACGACGGACTGTCCGGCACCGGGTTCGACGAGAACTCTGTCGAAGCCCTCCGGCTGCTGCAAGCCAAGTTGGCGCACACCCCGATCGGGGCCGGACCCAACCCGTTCTCCCTCGACCTGTGCTGCCCCAACTGCGGCCACACCTGGACCGTCGCCAACCCCAGTTCCCGGCCAGTAGCAGACTAGTTGCAGACTAGTTGCGTAGTCGGGCGTAGCATCCGACCATGCAGCAGGACTCATCCGACCCGACCGGGGTCAGCGGGGAGAGCGGCCAGGGCCACGGCAAGGAACTCGCCAAGGCCCGTGCCCGGAAAGCCAACGCCGCCGTCCAGATGCGGCTCGCCGGAGCCACCTGGGGTGAGATCGCCCAAGCCCTCGGCTACCCCACCCCGAGACAGGCCCTGATCGCCACCGAACGGGCGCTGGTCAAACAACTCGACAACAACGAAGACCGGGAGAAGATGCGCAAGGTCGCCGGGGCCAGGCTCGAACGCCTCCTGCGCAGCGTATGGCCGAAGGCGATCGACCCCGACTCCCCCGACCACCTGATCGCGGTCGGCAAGGCCCGCGACCTGGTCGACCGGCACGCCAAGTTGTACGGACTCGACGCCCCCACCGAGGTCGTCGTCCACACCCCCACCCAGACCGAGTTGGAGTCGTGGGTGACCCGACTCCTCGCCACCAGCGAACCCCGCGTAGTGGGCTACGACATTGTGGCCGGTGAGATCGAGCAGGGCGAATCCGCATGAGTCCCTTCCGTACCAACCCCTATGAGTTCCCCGGCAGGACCAAGATCCAGTTCACCTCCTCCGCCCGGATGCCTACCGACATCTACCGGGCCTGCCTGGCGACCGGGATCGTGTCCAACACCGTCTACATCCAGCACGCCGTCATCGACGCCCTGGTCCGCGACCTCAACATTCCCCGAGACACCCTCGTCGGCGCCTTGCCTCCCCCACGGGGACCCGCCCACCACCTGTACAACCCCAGCGACGAGTCCATGAACCGGTACCGCCGTGCCCGCCGCCCCATCACCGAGGACAACACCGGCGGCGTGGACCGGATCGGCCCCGCCAACACCAACGAGGAAGTGCGGTGAACCCAGTGGACCAGCGTGGGATACTGGGGGCATGGCGAAGGTGCGGTGGACCCAGAAGTGCGCGGGCGGCTGCGGCACCCTGCTCATCGTCGGCGTCTTCGCGACCAAACTGCACGGCGGCTGGTGGTGCACCCCATGCCTGAACCGCCACCGGACCACCTGCTTGACGCTGAAGCCCTCGCCGAATGGCGAAACTGGACGCCCGACGTCCAACGCCGGGCGATAGAACTCCTCGAATCACGCAACCAGCACACCTACCGCAAGTTCTACTGCGACAACCGGGACTGCGACGGCCACCCCCACGACGGATGGACCTGGAACCATGCCCGCGCCGACCAGTGGCCCCCGCAATGGGACCTCAACTGGCTGGTCCTGCTCCTCTCCGGTGGACGAGGGTCCGGAAAAACCCGGACCGGAAGTGAGGTCACCCACCAGGTCACCAAACACACCTCCCGGGTCGCCCTGATCGCGGCCACCGGCCCCGACCTCCGCGACACGATGGTCGAAGGCGTCTCCGGCATCCTCGCCACCTCGCCCCCCGGCCAACGTCCCCTGTGGGAGCCGTCGAAAAAGAAACTCACCTGGCCCAACGGCTGCATCGGGCAAGGGTTCTCCGCCGAGGAACCCGACCGGCTCCGTGGCCCCCAGGAAGGGTTCATCTGGGGCGACGAACCAGCCCACTGGCCGCTGGTCGACCAGGTCTGGACCAACGCCCTGCTCGGCCTGCGGCTCGGGAACAACCCGAAGGCCGTCCTCACCTCCACCCCCAAACCCATCAAGTGGATGAAGGAACTCATCAAGGACCCGCTCACCGTGGTGCACCGAGTCTCCACCTATGAGAACCTCGACAACCTGTCCCCCACGTTCCGGGCCACCGTCCTGGACCGGTATGAGGGCACCCGGCTGGGCCGTCAAGAACTCCACGGCGAGATCCTCGAAGACGTCGAAGGCGCGCTCTGGAACTGGGACATGATTCACTGGGTCCCCGAAGCCCCCGAACTTCTCCGCGTCGTCGTCGGCGTCGACCCCGCCGGAACCGCGAACCTCAAATCCGACGAGACCGGGATCATCACCATCGGGATCGGAGCCGACAGGTGCCTGTACGTGATGGCCGACGACACCGGTCGGTACTCCCCCGAAACGTGGGGCCGGAAAGCGAACTACGCCTACGACCGGCTGCACGCCGATGCGATCGTGGCGGAGAAGAACTACGGCGCCGACATGGTCCGGTTCACGTTGGAGAACTCCGGCTACGGCGGCGCCCGGATCATCCTGGTCAACTCCCGTAGGGGGAAGACGATCCGTGCCGAACCCATCGTCGCGCTGTACGAGAAGCAGCGGGTCTTCCACGTCGGCGCCCAAGGCGACCTGTCTGAACTCGAAGACGAGATGACCACCTGGGTGCCCGGCGGCGACTCCCCGAACCGGGTCGACGCCCTCGTCCACGCCGCCACCGAACTCGCCAAACACTCGATGCCCGCCTCGATCGCCGACCCCTCCAAGTTGGAACGCAGGCTCCGGATCGTCTCCTAGAAGGTCAGTGACTGACGTTATGCACCACAGCGAGTTCGTCTGGATCGCCGCGTCCATCGTCGGCGTCCTCTCGATCGCCCGGACCGCCCGGCTCCTGGTCTGGGACGAGTTCCCGCCGGTGGAATGGGCGCGGGAACGCATCATCGCCAAGATGGGTGACACCTGGGGCAAGTTGTTCACCTGCCAGTTTTGTCTGGCCCCCTACCTGGCCTTGGGAATGTTCGCCTGGGCCTGGGCAGCCGACCTCAACACCTGGTGGTTCGTCATCAACGGCTGGTGGGCGGCCTCCTATCTGGCCGCCATAGTTGTCGCTTACGATCAGCCGGAATGAGGGAGTCTCGGACA